CTCCTTGATCGAGAAGCCCTGCTCGATCCAGAGTGACACGGCGAAGTGGCGCAGATCATGCCAGCGCAGCTTCACCCCGACCGCCTCCTGCAACTTGCGGAAACGCGCCTGCGTGTTGGTGTGCTGAAGGACGCCGCCGCGCGGCGCAGGGAACACCAGACCGAGGTCGCTCTTGGGGCAGCGCAGCTTCCAGCGGCGCAGGGCGTTCAGCACCATCGGGCCTGCCGGGATGTCGCGATAGCCCGCTCGTGATTTCGGCTCGCCCATCTGGTTGTAGGCGTCAGCGCGCTGGCGGATGTAGATGAAGCCCTTGTCGAAATCCACGCCTTGCCAGCGCAGCCCGCGCAGTTCCGAGGCCCGCAACCCGCCCAGCGCCGACACTATCAGGTGCGGTTTGAAATCCTCGTCTGCCGCCTCGATCAGCGCGCGGATCGCCTCCTTCGAGGGAACCGGGGCTTTGTGGTCGACCCGGCTGGATTTGATCACCCGCACGCCCTGCGCGGCATTGGTGAACAGCTGGCCGTTGTCGATGGCGTGGTCGAGCAGCAACTTCAGCACAGAGAGGGCACGGCGGGTCAGATGCTCGGACCGACCGTTCAGCAACATCCTGTCGCGGAACTCATTGACATGGCGGCGGGTCAGTTGGGCTATCAGCTTTTCGCCAATGCCGATCCCCTGCGCGGTGATGTGCAACCGAACGTAGTCGCTGTAGCCGCGCAGCGTGGACCGCTCCATCCGCCGTCCCGTCTTGCAGCGCACCTCGCAATGATCGAGCCATGCCTTCGCGGCATCGGCCACAGTGATGCTTTCGCTGTCGGCCAGATAGGTGTTGTTGGCGACGAGCGAGCGAACCTTCACGAGGTAAACGTCCGCGTCCTTCCGGCGCGGGAACAGCTTTGAGCGGCGTTTGCCGGCCTGGTCGGTGAAATCCACCTGCCAGCGCACCAGGCCAGAGGGGAGCGTTCGCTTTCGTATCGTGGCCATGAAGTTCCTCCTGTTCAGGACAACGCTCCATGCCGAGCATGATGCAAGTCGAAATCCAGCAGCTTGCCGATCACTGTTGACAGACTGTCAGAAGGCATTTATCCATACGTCTGGCACAGTGTCAAAGGTAAAGAAATGACCCAGCAGATCACCATTCAGCAACTGACCGACGCGTTGAACATCACCCGCTACCAGGTGGATGCCTGGATCTCGCGCGGTTACTTCAAGCCGAAAAATCAACCCGAGAAAGGGAAGGCGCGGGTGTTCACCTTGCCCGATGCCATCGCGCTGGGCGCCATGGCGGCCTTCGTGCGGCTGGGGCTGCAGGCCGCTGTTGTCGGCCCTCAGATTTCCTTCGGCGTGCACGGCTTCAAGGATGACCGCGCGCTCTTCGTCATGTGCGAGGGACCGATGCGGCTCACGAGCGAGAGCGATGCCGCGTTCATGGAGCCGGATATGGCGCAGCCATTTTCGAAGATCATTCAGTCGCGGCGGCTGCCCGAGCTTCTCGAGGATCCGGAAATCACCTCGTTTGCCGCGGTCGATCTGAACGACATCGAGGATCGGATCACGCGCGCGCTGAGCGCGGGCTGAAACCAACCCACAGGAGGACATCATGGGATACGAAATGCGGGCTGGACCCGCCACAGGAGAGGTTTGCCCGACGCTGGCCGAGGATCTGCTCCGGGGGGCCGACGATATCGCGCTCTTTGTCTTCGGCGACGTGAAACAACGGCGAAAAGTCTACTACTACGCCAGCGAGGCCAAGGTGCGCATGCCCACATTCCGGATGGGCAACGTGATCTGTGCGCGCAAGTCCAAGCTGATCGAGTGGATCGAGCGGCAGGAGGCGGCGCGATGAGAATGGCCCCTCTGTTAATCACGCCCGACGACCATGTCCGGTATGGCAACGCGATCCGTGATTGTCGCGGGGCAATGCTGGACCTGATCGAAACGGCGATCCCCGACACGGTCCACCATTCCCAGGCGCGCAAATGCCTCGTCGAACTGGACAGTCTGCGGACCGAGCTGGAAATCCACCTGCACGAAATGGTGCCGCCTCGATCCGACCCGCGGCATCTCAGGACGTCCGTCTATTCCGGCGTGCACTCGTTCACTCCTACGCTGCCTGCGCGCAACCGACGCGCGCGAGATGCCTTCGGAAACTGGCAGGTGAAGTGCTGAATGATGGACGACGCCATCCGTACGACCGAAGACATGACCAGCAATGATGCGTCGGCGGATGCCTCCAGCGCGGCGTCCGCCCCGGCTGCGCCCGAGGCTCCGACCGAGCTCCGCTTGCAGCTGCATCGCCACGACTATCGCCCGGTCCCGGTGCTGGGCGCGCATGTTGCCATGAAGGCTGCGGGAAAGCGGCCCATGATGAAAGGCTGGGAGACCGTCTGCGCCAGCGCCGACGAGACCGAGATTACTCGCTGGACCAAGGCGCAGCGCAACTGCACCAACACCGGCCTGCTCTGCGGCACGCTCATCGGCATCGACATCGATGTGCTCGACCACCAGCACGCCCACCGGCTGACCTGCATTGCGACCGAGATGCTTGGCATGACGCCCGCTTCGAGGATCGGGCGCGCGCCGAAGATCCTGCTCGCCTTCCGCACCGACGAGCCCTTTGACAAAATCCAGACGCCCGAGTTCCACATGCTCGACGGCACGGTGGCGCGTATCGAGGTGCTGGCGACCGGGCAACAGTTCGTGGCTTTCGGCATCCACCCCGACACGAAGGCGCCCTACCACTGGCCCGAATGCTCGCCGCTCGACGTGCCGTTGCACGGGTTGCCGCCGGTCACGAAGGAACGGTGCGAGGCATTTATCGCCGCCGCCGAGACGTATCTGCGCAAGGTCGGCGGGCACAGCACAGCCGATCGCCGCGAGATCGAGCGCGAGGGCCGCAAGGCCGCGGGGCTCAAGCGGAACCAGGTGCCGTCACGCGAGCTGGTCGAGGAGGCCGTCAGCCACATCCCGAACGACGATCTGTCCTATGACGACTGGATCAAGGTCGGGCTCGCGCTTTACGCCGCGCTGGGCTCCGAGGGACGCGACCTGTGGGAAAGCTGGTCGGCGCAAGCTGAAAAGAACGACCCGCCCTACACCGCTGAGAAATGGGACGGCTTCGCAGGCGTGCGCAGCGTGACCGTTGGCACACTGTTCTGGCTGGCGCGGCAGAGCGGCTGGCGCGCTGAACAGCCACGCCGCGTGCGCGCCGTGCGCCCTGCGACCCGGGAGGCAGGCGACGAGCCCCGAACTGACAGCGACCGGCCCCTTATCCGCATGCGTGCGGGCATGATGCCAGAAACCATCGACGAGGCAGAAGATGCGCTGATCCGCGCGGATTTGGGCTTCTATCAGCGCGGCAGCATCGTCGTGCGCCCGACCATGACGCCGGTGGCGATATCCAGTGGTCGGCAGATCGATGCCCCGCGACTGGTGAACGTCAAGGCGCACCACATGGCCGAAGCATTCACCAAGGCTGCCTATTGGGAACGGTTCGATATGCGTGCCGGGGACTGGATCAGCACCGACTGTTCGCAAAGGCTGGCAGAAACCTATCTGGCGCGCGATGGCCAGTGGCGTCTGCCGGTGCTGACCGGGATCATCAACTGCCCGACCCTGCGCGCCGATGGGTCGATCCTCGACCTGCCGGGCTACGATGCGCAGACCGGGCTGCTGTTTGATCCGCAGGCCGTCAAGTTCCTCGCGCTCCCGCGTGATCCTGATCGGGACATGGCTCTGCGCGCGCTAGGCTTCCTCAAGGATCTGATCGCGACATTTCCCTTCGTGACGGAGGCGGATCGCGCTGTGGCGCTCTCAGCCATCCTGACCGCGCTGGTGCGCCGCTCGCTACCCACATCACCGCTCCACGGCTTCAACGCACCGACAGCGGGCAGCGGAAAGTCGATGCTGGTCGACCTGGCGAGCCTGATCGCCACCGCCCGCCCCGCGCCGGTGATCGCGCAGGGCAAGTCCGAGGAGGAAATGGAAAAGCGGCTGGGCGCCGCGCTGATCGCAGGCGACGTGCTGATCGCCATCGACAACTGCGAGGAACCGCTCGGCGGTGAGCTGATTTGCCAGACCCTGACGCAGACGAGCCTGAAGGTCCGTATCCTCGGCAAGTCGCTGAATGCCGAGGTGCCCAGCAACGCGGCCATCTTTGCCACCGGCAACAACCTGACCTTCGAGGGCGACATGACCCGCCGCGCCATCCGCGCGACACTGGACGCGGGCGTTGAGCGGCCCGAGCTGCGCGCCTTCGACCGCGATCCCGTCGCCACGGTCACCGCCCAGCGCGGTGACTACGTGACAGCCGGGCTGACCATCCTGCGCGCCTTCCACATCGCCGGTCGGCCCGAAATGCGCGCGCCGCTAGGCTCCTTCACCGACTGGTCGCGCTGGGTGCGCGATGCGCTGATCTGGCTGGGAGAGGCCGATCCCTGCGACACGATGGAAGGCATGCGTGGCGCGGACCCGAAACTTGAGGCGCTGGCTGCGGTCGTGGAGGAATGGCGTTCGATCATCGGCTTCACACCTTTCACGGTGCGCGAGATCATCGAGCGCGCAAGCGATCAGCGCCCGCAGCTCTGCGGCCGGACCGAGTTCGTGAACCCGGAGTTTCGCGAGGCGCTGCTGCGCGTCGCCGGTGCAGGCGGCGCAATCAACGGTGCGCAGCTCGGGCGGTGGCTCTCCGCGCATCAGAACCGGATCGTCGCGGGCCACAAGATCATCGCCGTCGGAACGAGCAGCAATCGGGTGCGCTGGCAGCTGCAGGCCGTGGGCAAGGCGAGTCCCGAAACGTCCGACGGTTCTGAAAGTTTCCGGAGGGGTTGCGATGCGTGACGAGCGTTCCCGAGCCTTCGGGTTAGGCAGGTTAGGTCGGGTTAGGTCATCCCCACCGCATTCATTGTTTGTCACGGGCTTTGTCATCGACGTGGACACCGCCCTGCGACAGACACCGTCCCACATCACAACGCATGGTATGACAGTTACAGGAAGCGGGCCGGAACACCTCACTTTGCCTAACCCACCTAACCCGACAGATCGGCAACGGACGGCGCCGGACGGCACGGCTCGCGAAAACTTCAGAACCGTTGTTAGCGAGCGGAAACGCCGGATCGCGAGCCGCGCGGCGGTTCCTCCTGCGCAAATCTATATGTGGGGGAGCGCAGCGCATAACCCCGCCAGCGTCAGGGGGCCGGTATGCCTAAACTAAACACTCTGGAGTCCAAGTCCGACTTCGCTGCCCGCGTCGGCTTGACCAAAGGGCGCATCTCGCAACTGGTCGCTGATGGGCTGCCGGTGCGGGCGGACGGGCAGATCGACGTGGACGAGGGGCTCAACTGGATCGAGACAAACCTCGACCCGGACCGTCGCCAGAAGGGCGGTGCCCCGACCACGACTGGTCGCAGTTCCACGCTGGCCGAGGCGAAGCGGCTGCATGAGATCGTGAAGGTTCAGCGCGCCCGGCTGGCCTACGAGCGCGAGCAGGGCAAGCTGATCGATGCCGACGCGGCGCGGCTCACGGTCTTCGCGCGCGCCCGTGCCGAACGCGACGCGCACATGGCGTGGGTCCAGCGCAGCGCGCCCCTGCTGGCCGCGGAGCTCGGGTCCGACCCGCGCGCCACCTTCGCAGCCCTCGACCGGATGATGCGCGAGCATCTCGAACATCTGGCCGACCTGCCGTTGGGGAGTTTTGGCGATGGTGCCTGAAATTGACCTTGCCTGGCGGCGCGGCATCCGCCCCGAACCACCAATCCCGGTCTCCGATTGGGCCGACCGGCACCGCATCCTGCCGCCCACCTCGGCCGAGCCGGGGCGCTGGCGCACGGACCGGACGCCCTACCTGCGCGCCGTGATGGACGCGCTCTCGACCGCGAGTCCCTACGAGCGCGTGGTGCTGATGAAGGGCGCGCAGACCGGCGGCTCGGAGGCCGGGCTGAACTGGCTCGGCTACATCATCCAGAATGCGCCGGGCATCGCGATGCTTGTCATGCCCTCGCTCGACATGGTGCGCCGGAACACGACCGTCCGGATCGATCCGTTGATCGAGGCGACGCCCGCACTGCGCGAACTGGTCACTGCGCCCCGCTCCCGCGACGCGGGCAACAGCCTGTTCCGCAAGTCGTTCCCCGGTGGCCAGCTGGTGATGACCGGCGCGAACAGCGCCGTTGGTCTGCGATCTACGCCCGTCCGCTACCTGTTCCTCGACGAGGTGGACGGGTACCCCAGCGATGCCGACGGCGAGGGCGATCCGGTCGATCTGGCGATCCAGCGCACCGCCACCTTCCGTGGACGCCGCAAGATCTACATGGTGTCCACGCCCACACTGAAGGGCCATTCCCGCATCGAGGCCGCCTTCGAGCACAGCGACCGGCGGTTCTACCACGTCCCTTGCCTGCATTGCGGCGACATGGCAGCGATCACCTGGGCGCGCATCCGCTGGCCCGAAGGGCGGCGTGACGAGGCGTATCTCGTCTGCGACGCCTGCGGCGGCGTGCACCAAGAGCACGACAAGCCCCGCCTGCTGGCGGCGGGCGAATGGCACGCGACCACCAAGGGCGACGGGCGCACCGCTGGCTTCCACCTCTCTGCGCTCTATTCGCCGTGGGAGACATGGGCCGAAATCGCCGCCGAGCATGGCCGCGTCCGCAAGGATCCGCCCCGCCTGCAGGTCTGGGTCAACACCAAGCTGGGCGAGTCCTGGGAGGACCAGGCGGGCGACACAGTCCCGGCCGACCCGCTGATGGCGCGGCGCGAAGACTGGGGCGAGGCGCTGCCCGCGTCTGTCGCCGTGCTAACCGCGGGAGTGGACGTGCAGGGCGACCGGATCGAGGTGCAGATCCTCGGCTGGGGCCCGGACGAGGAGGCGTGGGTGATCGACTACCGCGTGCTATGGGGCGATCCAAGCGGCCCGCGCCTCTGGTCCGATCTCGACATGGTGCTGCAGGCGACCTTCACGCATCCCAGCGGCTTCGATCTGCCCGTGCGCGCCGTCGCCATCGACACTGGCGGCCATCACACCAAGATGGCCTACGAATTCTGCCGCACCCGCCTCGCCCGCCGCATCTGGGCAATCAAGGGCCGTGGCGGGCCCGGCATTCCCGTCTGGCCGCGCCGCCCGACGCGAACCAACAAGGGCAAGATCCCGCTTTTTATAGTCGGCGTAGACGCGGTGAAGGATGCCGTCTACGCCCGCCTGCGCCTAACCGAGCCCGGCCCCGGCGCGATCCACTTCCCCCGCCGCCTCGATGCCGAGTACTTTCGCCAGCTGACCGCCGAGCGCGTCGTCACTCGCTTCGAGCGCGGTCGCCCCATCCGCTCCTGGCAGCCCAAGCGCGACGGCGAACGCAACGAGGCCCTCGACACCTTTGTCTACGCCCACGCCGCGCTGCACGGCCTGATCAGCATGGGGCTCAGGCTCAACGAGGAGGTGGAGGGGGTGTCGGCGCCTAGCGGGGCAAGAGCAAGGATCGTCCGTTCAACTTGGATATCGCGATATTGACGACTGCTAGTTCTCAGAAAACGAAGCCAAATGCGGCCCCGAGACCATCAAGGCCTTGTGTGGAAAGGCGTCTTCGGAGATGCTCCGCCCATGCGGGTGGACATCAAAGACCTTGAAGCGCTGAAGTTGAAGCTAAGCCGGACTGACGGAAAGCCGGTCAGTTTCCTCGTCGGTGCGCCGTTTTCCTGGGACGGCGGGCACGGCGTGCCGAACGTTGAAGGCTTCATCGACATCATCAGAGACCGCGTGATCCAAAGCGGGGCTCAGTTTCTCGACGCGCTGGATACTGCGTTGGAAAAGGCCAGTGGGCCAGAACGCTATCAGACTGCCATGGCCTTCGTTTATGACCAGCTGGACGCGGACGCGGCCGCAGACGTCGTCCGGACGGCAGTACTACGGGCCCGCAAGGCAACCGCTCCGGACGTGGATCCACAAATAGACTTTGATGGCCTATCGGACGATTGGCACATTACGGGTGCGCAGCGCGGTCTTGCGCACCTCATGAAGCTGAGCCCCGAGCGTTTTCCGGGCCCGACCTTTACCACGAACTTCGACCCGTTGATCTCTTTGGCCCTGAGCGAGCGCGGGTTCCGCCCGCGGCCGACCGGGATCCCCCTCGACGGCTCGATCAATGCGCCGGTTCAGACGGTGCAGGACGAAATCAACGTCTTCCATCTGCATGGCTACTGGCGAGACTCGCCAACGCTGCATCGACCTCAACAGCTGATGGGAAAACGTCCTCTCCTCCAGAACTCATTGGAGCATCGACTCAACAATACTCACCTCTTGGTAATGGCCTACAGCGGCTGGGACGACATCTTCACGACGGCTATCGCGAATTGTCTCAGTTCGGACACTTTCAAGGGAACCGTCACGTGGTGTTTCTACGGCGACACTCCGGCGCTAATTCGTGAGGAGAACGAGGCTCTTTTCGGCAAGTTCAAATCGGGCATCGAGCAGGGCCGGATTTCCTTCTTCTGCGGGGTTAATTGCCATACGTTCTTTGATGATCTGATCGGCTATCTCGGGCTGACCCCGAATGAACGTGACGCCATTGATCAGTCACCGCTTGCCGGGTGGAACCTCGTCACCAGAGAGTACCTAGCCGCGCAACCCCCGCTCTCGGGCGACCAAGCGGTGCGCTATTTCGACGGTGCCATTCCGACCTGGCGACACGCCACGAGCCCGCTCATCCCGCGTCTCAGCCATGCCCAGAAGCTGCTCGACCGCATAGGCTCGCCCTCAGCGGGAGCCAGCCGAATGCAGTTGATCCGGGCGGCGGGCGGTGAGGGCAAGTCGACAGCACTTCTGCAGGCCGCAGTGGATGCGTTAGAAGGCGGCGACTGGACTGTGCTGCACCGGTCGTCCGTCGATGCTGGCCTGAACCCGGACGTCGTGGCGTCACTCGACCCGGACCGGAACTGGCTTCTCGTTGCAGACGATGCCGAGAGCCTTGTCGACGATCTCTGGAGCGCCGCGGTCAAGCTCCACGAGGCCGGGCGGCAAAACGTCTACTTCCTGCTCGCAGCAAGGGATACCGACTGGCATTGGGTCAATGGTGACGGCCATGCCTGGTCGACCCGGCTCGATCGGCTTGAGGACACCGTCCTGGGCGGAATCGAGGAACCGGATGCCGCTCTGGTGATCGATGCCTGGGCGGAACAGGGTGATGCTGGCCTGCGAGGCCTGGTGTCCTCCAAGACACGGGAAGAACGCATCGCGCGCCTCGTCGCGGCCACGAAGGCTCAGGATGTCCGTGGAGGCGACGGATCGTTTTTCGGCGGCTTGCTGGACACGCGCTTCTCGTCGAAAGCACTCGTCGATCATCTCGTCCAGTTGATGGAGCCATTGCGACATCAGCCGGTCGAGGGCGGCAGCGGCACGCTATACGACGCGCTGCTCTTCATTGCCAACTGCCACGCTGCCGGGATGCCGGGACTTGACCGGAGGGTGCTCGCGTCACTCTGCGACCTGAATGCGCATAGCGTTTCAGCAGCCGTTATCTCGCGCTTGGGTCGTGAACTTGGCGCTGCCGAGAGCCGCGGGCACGTGCTCACCCGACACAAGCGCGTAGCACGGGCTGTCGTCGAGGCGGGAGCGTCGAAATTCGGTACTGATCTCTCAAACACTTGGCGCAGCCTTGTAACCGCCACAATAGAGCTTTCACGAAAGGAAAGGGTTGGTGAGAGCTTCGGCCCTATGGTCCATGCCGGCGCACGCCTCAAGCGCCAGCTTCCGGAAGCGTTGGATGAGGACCTACGCGGCGACGTCGGGATCGCAGCAGCGGAAGCCGCCGTCGAGGCGATGCCCGAATGGTCAAGTACGGTTATCGACCTGGCGCGTGCCCTACGCTTTGCACACTTTTCAGATGAGGCCTACGACTTACTGCAGAAGCGTTTGCCGAACCTGAAAGGCACTGTCGACCTGAAGCAAAATATCCGTGCTTACTTCTACGAGTGGAGCACCTGCGCAGGGAACCTCAACACTCGCCAAGGCTCGATCAAAAACGCTTGGCTGGCGACCTATTCGATCTCTGATAGCTTGCCATCTGATCTTGAGATTAAGCAAGCAGAACTCTCATTGTCCGGCCTCGGGGTCGCGTTCGGGAACCTCGTAGGAGGAGTAGCCGACAGTCCTTTCGCAATGGGTCGTCGAGCTGCGACTGAACTTGGCTGGAAGACGCAGCCAAATCAGCGCGGTGTCTTCTATTTCGAGCGGCACGAAAGCGAGCTTGATGCCCTTGGAACGCCGAAACCCACGGACAACGACGAAGCACTAGCATGGCTCGCCGCCGCAGCCCACGCCACTTGGCAAGAGCTTGAGGATCCGTTCCTCCGAAACAAGCTAAAGAACGATGGACGGCTCTCTTTCTCCAAGCTACGGAAACTCCTCGACCGGGGTCGATAGCCTCACCCTTGTCAGCGCCGATAATCGACACGATGGCTATTCCCAAACATTCCCAATAGCTTGAGGGGCCGTTTCGTGCGATTCTCCGGCTCATGCGGACATTCCTCCATCGCCTTCTCGGCCTCGCGCACGCTCGCGGCTTCGACGCTGCGGGTGGTGGTCGCCGCTGGGAGGGAGCGCGGACGGTCGACGGGCTGAACGGGGCTATACTGGCGGGCGCGACCACGGCGTCACGGCGGGCCGGGTGGTATTCGCGGAACAACCCGTGGGTCGCGGCGGCGGTGGACAGTCTGGTCGGCAATGTCGTCGGCGCGGGGATCAAACCGCAATCTACGCATCCAGAACGCGCCGTGCGCGAGCGGCTGCAGGCGCTCTGGCTGCGCTGGACTGATCACGCCGCCCCGGACGGGCTGGCGGATTTCTACGGGCTGCAAGCGATGGCCGTGCGCGCGATGGTCGAGAGCGGCGAGAGCTTCGCCCGGCTGCGCGTGCCGTCTGACACGAACACCATCCCTCTCCATCTTGAGCTTTTGGATCCCGAGCAAGTTCCCATGGACCTGCATCGCGAGATCGGCGGCGGGGCGCGGATCCGTGCGGGCATCGAGTTCGATTCTACCGGTCGTCGTGTCGCCTACCGGGTCTTTCCCTCTCGCCCGGGCGATCCGCTGGGGTCTATCCGCATGGACCCGCTCCGAATTCCCGCTGCCGATTGTCTGCACCTGTTCAAGCCGCTCGCAGCGGGCCAGCTACGCGGCATCACTGGGCTCGCGCCGGTGCTGTTGCGGTTGCACGAGCTCGACCAGTTCGAGGACGCAGCGCTGGTGAAGGCCAAGGTGGCGGCGTTGTTCACCGGCTTCATCACCGATCCCGACGGCACGGCAGGCGGTCTTTCCGGCACCAACACCGGCGGCGCGCTCAACGTAGGGATGGAACCCGGTAGCCTGATCCCGCTGCCGCCCGGCACTGATGTCCGCTTCTCGAACCCCACCGAGAATGAGGCCTATGCGCCCTTCGTGAAGAACCACCTGCGCGCCGTCGCGGCAGGGCTCGGACTGCCCTACGAG